GCCTGAACGCGGGGCACTCCTGCGCGGACTGCAAGCCCTCACGCGACACGTTCTGCGCGAAGCATCAGCCGCCGCTGATGGACGGCAAGCCCGACCCCGAAACGATTTGCCCGGACTGGAGTAGGCGATGAACACGTGGCATATCATCAGGCACGGTGAAGAGTGTGAGTGTGAGGAGTGTGGGTACCCGCTTTACACGGGAGACTCCGCGTACTACACTGATGACTACGGGCACGTGTTCTGCGGGAAGGCGTGCGCGAAGCAGACGAGCGAAAGGATGGCATCATGAGCCCGAAGAGCAACCGACTGTGGGGACTCTGTACGGACCTGAACGACAGCGTGTGGGGCAACGACGTGGACGGTGCCGACATGTGCGCCATCGTTCTTGACCACGAGTATCACGACGACCTGAGCACGTTCTACACGATGGAAGACGACGAGCCCGGACGGTTCTGGGCAGTCCACGGGCGGGGGTTCGGCATCATCGCGCAGAGCCACGCGTACACGGTGTACCTGTGCAACGACACGTGGACCTACCGGGCGGACATGGGCGACTCCGCCATCAACATGTTCACGCACCTGTACGAGAAGCACGAGCGGAAGGGGTGGTTGTGATGACCGAGCGGGAGAAGCAGGACGCAGCGAACGCCGAGGCTCTGCTGCGCACGCAGTCGGCGCTTGTGACTGAGCGCCGCCGGGCGGACGCACTGTCGGACATGGTGGACGAGCTTTGGTACGTCATCAACGAGCTTGGCGACGACAGCGCCACCTTTCGCGTGAAGGTTGCCGAGCTTCGCGCAGAGTACCTGTACCGCGAGGAGCCCGACCCTGAGGCTGGAGATTGCATGGGCTGTACCGCCCGAGAGTGTGCAGTATGCTACCTCGCACAGCCCACGACCGAGGAGAAGTCGTGAAAGACATCACCCTGAACAGCGCCGCCGCGCATCGACTGGCGAAGGATTACCTGCGCGTGTGTGCGGACCTCGTTGGTGCGGACTACGACGAGGTGAACGAGGAGTGGGTAGAGCGCCTGCTTGACTCGCTGAACGCAACGGTGTATGCTGAGCACTGGCCATACGACGAGGAGCGAGCATGACACACCGGGACCAGACACGCCTGATGCAGGCGGAGCACATGATGAATACGATTGTCCATACTCTCTGGGCTACTGAGCTTGCGCACGCTGGTGGCCGTGCGTACATGAATGTCGTCACCGATGCAATACACAGCATGGAGTTTCACCGGGACGAACTGCGCAAGGTCATCAACAACACGATACCGGAAGGATGAATCATGAGCGAGTGGATGCTGTTCCGCACGAGCAACGACCGCAACGGCAATCCCCGTGCGGTGTACGTGGAAGTGGACAAGGGCTGCACGCTGCAAGTCGTGGACATGGGGTACGATGGTATCGAGGCCGCACGTAAGGCGGGCCACACGGAAGCGTACGCCCCGGCCCTGTTCTTCATCACGCCCGAGGAGTACAAGAACCTCAAGCGTATGCAGGACATCCTCAAGGGAATGTGGAGGGATTGACATGGTGAAGGTCCGCATCACATGGAGCGACGGCATCAAGGACTTTGCGTCCTGCCCGACCGTCGTCGCCGCCGCCGAGCACATCATCCGCGAGCATCGCATGGTGGGCACGGAAGACGACTATCCGGAGGATATCCGCATCATCAAGGCGACCATCGAGGAGGAGTCATGAAGACCGCCGACATGAAGCTTGGGGAAGCCTACGCCAAGAGCGGACACCGTGACTGGCGCGGCGACACGTACGAGCACGCGACCAAGGTGACCCTGCTGGACAAGCGCACGTGGTACGACGACAGTGCGGGGCGCTGGTATGGGGACCGCAAGACGCGCAGCGTCACGCCGCAGTTCGGTGGCCCGGTCAAGCTTGACGAGAACATCAGCACGCTCAAGCGCTCATTCTGCAAGCGCGGTGTTCTCGTGCGGGTGGAGAGTGGCTGGGACACTGGTAGCGCGCGAGTGGTCCCGTTCCAGCAGATTGTGGATACGTGGGACGGGTACGCCGCCCGCGTCGTGGACAACAAGGACCGCTACGACAAGGCTCGTGTCGCCGCCGAGGCGCGCGGTGCGGAGGAGCGGGAGCAGCGCAAGGAGATGCTCGCGTGGGCTGCTGCGCTTGGCATCGAGCCCGCCGTCGTCAATGTGTACGGGCAGCCTATCCTCAGGCTCACGCACGAGCAAGTGAGGAAGCTTGTCGGGAAGGAGTGACTATGTTCGTGCTGATGAATGGGACAGTGGGCTGTATGCCCGACAGCGCGCATGAGTACGAGTCGGCGGAGTCAGCCGTCGAGGAAGCCGTCGTCACGTTCGGGGACGCCCTGAGCGTAGACGAGTGTGACGACATGGTGGTTGACCTGTGGGATTACGGGCTGCACTACTTCACCGACCCCGCCGCCGCAGGCGCAGACTACGTGAGCCTGAGTGTGGCTCTTGACAAGGACAACCCAGTAGCGTAGAATGGATGGTGGCATGGGCATGTTCGACTACAGCGACGAGGACAGGGAAATGCTGGCCGAGCTTGAGAACGCCGGGTACGGCGAGGAAGAGGCGGACATGTACGACGAGGAGTATCAGATTCGGCGGGCTGAACAGCGTGAGGAGATGGAGTACTTCGCGCAGGCGCAGGAGGACGCCGCCGAGGAGGCCGCACGCATGAGGATGTTGGCGAGCACGTGCCCCAAGTGCGGGAAGGATTGCGGTGACGCCGACCACGAACCGCCCGACCCGAGCGTGGGCATCATGGGCGGGGTGTACATCAACGAGTGCCCCAAGCACGGCACGTTCTACACGTACGATGACGGCACACAGGAGGTGGAGTGATGGAGTCCAAGATGTACAGCGGGTCCCTGCACCCGGCTGCGGGTACGTTCGACACCGAGCACATCACGAACGCGCACGAGGATGTTCTCGTCAAGGCTCACCTCACCTTCTTCAGGCACGGTGACAACACGTACACGATGAAGGTCGAGGGTATCGGCATCGGCTTCCGCTGCGCCTGCACGGAGGAGGACGTGGTGGAGCTTATCCGTGTGGCGGAGAAGGCTCTGGCGGGGGAGTGAATAATATGCAGCTTGAGCTTGAGGTTTACGGAGCCCTGTGCGCCCTAAGTACGTTCCGCATCAACGGTGTTGACTGTGACGAGGAACACTTTGGCGAGGGCGCAGACGATTGCCCTGACACGGCCGAGCCTTACGGCTGCGGTGACTACCGGTGGAAGCGCATCCCGCTTGAGAAGCAGTACGATGGATTCCTTGCGGACCACGGAGGTATCACTCCCGAGGAGTACGACGAGGTGTGTGAGAGGCTTGAGGAACTGCTCTCGTTCGGTAGCTGCGGGTGGTGCGTGTGAAGGGGTGGCAGGACATCTTCGCCTTGACACTGGTCCTGTTCTGTGTTACCCTAGGGTTTGGTATTCTGTTATGGTACTTGTACCTTGTTCTTCTGTTCATTCACATGATAGGAGAGTGTCTATGAGGGAAGTGAAGAAGACCAAAGCAGGGCTTTACGTTGAGTACACGACGCGCGGAGTGAGCAGCGTTGTGCTCAGGGGCAAGCCTGATAACTGGGAGCTTGCACTTCCCAACCACAAGATTGACGGCGCATACTGGCGCAAGGCGAAGGGAGTCACGGACGAGGAGCTTGTCGGTATCATCGACTGTTGCGAGAGTATCCTGCACGCTACAAGGGAGAAGAAATGACTGTGTACTACACCGTGGTAGCATCGAACGAAGTGTGTGACGAGGGTATCGAGCAGACCATCTACAAGACCACGCAGCTTTCGAACCTCAATGCCATCCTCAACGAGGTGGACGGCTACGGATACGACCACGTGGACCTGACCATCAGCGACGGCGAGGTCCCCGTGACCGTCGAGGTGGCGACATGAACACCGTTGTCCGCATGTACGACGACAGGGGAGCGCTCTTGGGTGGTACCACGGGCGAGGACATCAAGGTGGCCCTGCTCAAGGCTACAGCGCTCGTGGACGCGCTTGCGTACCACGGGTACACCGCCGTGCGGGTTGACATCATGCCCGAGTACGACCCGACGTTCGATGAGAACAGTGAGGTTGACCCCTATGCCGGTTGAGGTGGGGCTGCTGGCCATCGGGCTGGCGGTACTCATCTACTGGATAGGAGGTGTGGATTGAAACTCTACCGAAGGGATAGCGAAACGTTCTTCGTGCGCAGCGACAACCGGGTAGTGTGGGAGCTATTCAAAGACCTCGCTCCCATGCTGTTCACCCCGGGGATGACCGAGCTTCCGCTAGTCAAGGAGCTTATCGAGCGTGCCCGCCCGTGTGAGTGGGAGGACCTACCGAGGTGGGCGAAGAACCAGATAGCAGAGCTAGTGGAAGAGGGATTCCTACCAGAGGAGCAGACGTGATTACTGTATGGGCAACACGGGATGGGGAGTGGGCTATCGAGGACATCGTGTGCAACTACGAGCACGCTATGGGCATCGCCGTAGAGTGCCTCGCCAACGGCGCAGAGATTCGCCTTGAGTACGGAGCGTGCGATGAGCTTTCCGGAGTGTGACCGCTACGAGTGCCCCGAGTGTCCGAGGCTCGATTGCCCGGACAGGGAGGTGCCAGAGGAGCCGCTTGACAGGACCATAGAGGATAGGGTAGAATCTCTTGAGGGGTGCGTCAAGGCCCTCACGGTCCACGTTATCGCTCTCGTGGAGGAGCAAGAGGAACTGAGCGAGCGAGTGAACACCGTGCTAGCAGCTATCGTCAGGGCAGCCACAGGAGAGGAGCACTAATGCCGAGCGCGACCATCGAGTGTCACAACGTCAAGCAGAGCGTCAACGGTCAGTGGATTGACTACAAGCCCGGGGATACGCCCATCAAGGGGCAGTACGGATTCTCCCTGCGCATCGGCTACAAGAACGGCGAGGAGTGGGAGAACTACTACGTCAACGACGTGCAGATTTGGGAGCAGTTCGCCAAGGGCAACACTGTCGTCGTTGAGTACGAGGTGCGCAAGAGCAAGAGCGGGCGTGAGAGCAACGTCATCACGGGCGTGGGCTCGCTGGGCACCAGCAACAGCTACGCCGACGTGGCATCGGGGAAGAAGGACGCCGCCTTCGCCGCCAACAACGGCTCGCGTAACGACAGCATCGAGAAGCAGACTCACGTCAAGGCGTGGGCCAGCATGTACGCCGGGGCGGGCACGCTGCCGACCCCCGAGGAGTTTGCGGCCAACGTCATCTCCTCGTGGGAGCGCACGCACAATCCACCGGAGCCCAAGGTTGACTCCCTCGTGGAGCACGTGACGGCCGCACAGGAGCAGCTTGACGCTACGCCTGAGCCCGAGGCCGAGCAGCCCGCCGACGACATTCCGTTCTGAGAGGAGACACATGTTCGACCTTGACAGGCTCGTTGGAGACTACATCAACAAGCACAACGGCTGGCCGGTCCTAACCCGGTCAGCCGGGCGGGGGCCGTGGGAAGCCGAGCAGCTTCACGCTACGGACCTGATGGCCTGCCCTCGTGCCGTGGCCATGCGCCTGCGTGGTGACAAGGCGGAGCCGTTCCCTTCCCAGAAGGTGCGTCAGTTCTGGGCTGCGAACCAGCAGCACGAGCTTATCTACGCTGCGCTCAAGGACGCAGACTTGCTGGTGGATTGCGAGGTGCCGGTGCCCATGCCTAACGGCTGGAGCGGCACGGCCGACATGATTCTCAAGAGCTTCCACAATCAGATTCGTGGAAGAGGAGGGAAGACGGAAGACCGATTCCACGTGGCCGACAGCAAGAACCCGCACCCGAACATGGTCAAGTACTACGACGGGTACCCCAAGCCTGACGACATCTTTCAGGTGAGCGTGTACACGAGGTACCTGCATGGTGCCCCGCATACGCTGGAGAACGAGGGAGAAGTGTTCTACATGCCGCTGGGTGGGGCGGGGGAGTACAAGCCTACCCGCTTCCCGCTCGTGCCGTGGACGGAGATTGACGCCCGGGTCCGGTTCTTCAACGAGGTGCGTGACAACCTGCCCGCCATCCCCGACCCGCTTGAGTTTGAGGTGCGTTGGCCCAAGCGTGGTGAGCCGTTCGGGAACCGGCGCATGAACAGGGGCATGGCCGGTGGAGACATCGTACTTGGTACATCGTGGCGCTGCTCGTACTGCAACTACCAGTGCCCCAACCGTGACCATCAGGCACAGCGCGTCGTCAAGGTGAGCACGGCAGGCGGTGAGTACACGATGACATGGAGCAAGGGCATGGAGAAGTACACGGACGCTGTTGAACGCCTACTTGAGGAGAGTGCAAAGTGAGCAAGGCAAGGACATGCGATTGGTGCGGCGAGGACATCGGGGCGAACGAGGCGCGCGTGCGCATCCCAGTGACGTACGATGGTGAGCCCTTCGCCTACCACGTCAGGTGCTACTGTCAGGTGTTCCCTCACGAGTGCCTGCGCCACATCGCAGCGGACAAAGACGCATGGTCCGGGAGTGACTCTATCCCCAACGCCCTTCGTGTCCTTGGGGCTGCGCTTGCGAAGCGGTGAGCGCACTTGAGGACATCCTCTTTGAGAAAATCGAGGCTACGTCACCGCTGCGCCAGCACCGATTCCATCCTAAGAGAAGATGGCTTCTGGACTTTGCTTGGCCCGCTAGAAAGGTGGCAATGGAAGTGGATGGAGGAACTTGGTCTGGTGGACGGCACGTGCAGGGTGCGGGTTATGAGAAGGACTGCGAGAAACTGAACGAGGCTGCCCTGCTGGGCTGGACAGTGCTGCGTGTAACTGGTAAGATGGTGAAGGACGGCAGAGCAGAGGAGTACGTGAGGAGGTTGCTCGATGAGCATTGAGAAGGAAGCAGCGTCAGCTATGCTTTGGGACTACGTGCGGGTGGAGATTATCTGCCCCCGCTGCGTGCGCTCCATCGCCAAGTACCTCGTGCCCAAGGGGCAGCCTATCAACCTTGGCCCTGCCGTGTGCCCGAGGTGTGACAAGGAGGCCGCATGAATCCCGCTGAGGCGTACGTCGCCGGGTGGTGGGACGGCTGGGAAGCCTGCCGAGACTACCTGTTCATGGGCGAAGATATGCGCGAGCCTGACCCCGAGGCGGTGGACGGGTTGTCAGGGGATGCACGATAGTATCAGATTTGTATGCGTTACGGTACACGGATGACAACCGGGGACGGTGACAATGTTTGACTTGGACAGTGAGAACCCAGACCTATACCCGCACTCCACCGAGGCGGAGCGCTACCTGCTCTCGTGCTGTCTTGTGAACGACAACGCTCTGGACGCCGTGTCGGACATCATCGAGCCAGATGATATGTACTGGCCCGCCAATGAGCGAATCTTCCGCAAGATGATGGAGCTTCACAGCGAGAATAAGGTGGTGGACGTTGCCACCCTGTCGGCCGAAGGCGAGGACGGAGACTTCCTATCGGCCCTGCTTGAGGTCCCCGCCGTAAGCGCCCGGTCTGCCGACTATGCCCGCCAGCTTCGCTCCCTGTCTATCAGGCGCAAGGTCATCAAGGCTGGTCATCGCATCGTTGACGTGGCCAAGGGTGAGACTGACGCCGACACCGTGCTTGACGAGGCTGAGGCTGCGCTGTTCGCCGCCAAGGGCAAGCACGAGACAGATGGTCCCGAGGATATCGAAGCGACCCTGTTCAAGCTGGAGTGTGAGCTTGGCAAGGGCACTCCTAACTTCGGCCTGCGCACGGGCATTGACGACATCAACGACATCATCATTGGCATGGGGCCGGGCACGTTCAACATCCTCGCCGCCCGCCCGGGCACGGGTAAGACGTGTATGGCGCTTGACATTGCCCGCCACATCAGCAAGGAGACTAAGACGCTCTTCTTCTCCATCGAGATGACGAAGAAGGAGATTGCCGAGCGCATGATTGCGGCCGAGGGCACCGTGGGGCTAACCAAGCTCCGCACGTGTACGATGGACGACCGCGAGAAGGGAGCAGCGGAGAAGGCCATCAGTAGCCTGCGCACCCGCAAGCTCACGGTTGACGACAGTAGCTCTACCATGTACGATGTACAGCGTAAGGTCCGCCGGGCTGCCTCACGTGGAGACTTGGGGCTGGTCATCGTGGACTACATCCAGCTTCTCAACATGGGGCGCGGGCGTTCGGAGAGCAGGCAGTATGAGGTGGCGCAAATCAGCAGGGCCATGAAGCTACTCGCTCGTGAGTACGGTATCCCGGTGCTTGGTCTGAGTCAGCTATCGAGGCAGGAGGACAGGTACGCTGCCCCGAAGAAGCCGACCCTCTCCACGCTGAGGGACTCCGGGGCTCTGGAGCAGGATGCTGACCAAGTGTGGTTCATCCATCGGCCCGACGAGACAAGCCACGAGTGCGAGTTCATCGTGGCCAAGAACCGCAACGGCCCGATGGGCGACACGTTCCTGCGCTTCTGGCCACAGTTTACCCCGTTCACGTCTATCACGGGGAAGGGAGTGTCATGAGCTTTGACTTGGGTCTGGTCATGGTCGAGCCCTCGTGCGGAAACTGCGTGCTTGAGCACGAGTGCCCAGTCACTATTGACGACAGAGAGCAGAGCGACCTCGCAATCTCCATGCGGGTTGACTTCTGCTGCAAGTACCACCGCTCCATTGACGAGCCGTACGGGGGGTTGACATGAGCGCCGTGGAGGAGTACAAAAGATACCGCACGCACTTCTCGGACGACTTCATCTTCAAGAACAAGGCCGACGCCGCCATCGCCGAGCTTGAGGCCCGCCTGCTCGACACCGCCGAACTCTATGAGCGCGCTAACAGGAAGGCTGAGGCGGCGCTGGAGCGACTTGTCGAATGGATGGTGACACAGCACGACTACGACGAGGACAACGTAAGGGCCTTCGCCCGCCACGACGAGAAGGTGAAGCCATGAGTGCCGTAGAGAAGTGCAAGGCGTTCCTCAACTCCGAGCGGGCACGGGGAGCGAACATTATCCCCGACATCGTGATGCCCGCCATCGACGCGCTTGAGGCCGAGCTTACGGTCTGGGAGGAAGCTAACAAGAGTCTGAGCGAAGCCAAGGAGAAGGCCGAGGCCGAGAACGAGCGGCTGCGCGTCTGCGGGACGTGCGGGCACATGGAACAGTGGGATGACGACACACCCGGCTGTCACTACGAGATTTGCAACATTGAGTTCGACGGCGGTGTCGGGGATGCGTCCGTTGCCAGTCCATGCCGCCTCACCCCGTCCCGCTGGACGCCGTACTGGGAGGAGGGATGAAGGGCTCACGTCCCATCACGTACGAGGGGTACGACAGCCCGCCCGACACGTACGGCAAGGGCCGTGTGTGTGCGTCACGTGGGTGTAACGTCATCCTCTCGCAGTACAACCCGACAGACTACTGCTCCGTACATGAGGGCGAGGGGTTCTACCCGCGCAGTTGGCAGCCCGAGGTGAACGCTGAGGGTGAGCGTAAATGCCTGCGGTGCGGGGCTTGGCTCTCACCGTTCGCTACGTACTGGCGGACAGACAAGCACTCACGTGACGGGTACGGGCTCGTGTGCCTGCGCTGCGAGAAGAAGGCGAACACGCACCAGCGCAAGCCGTGGACGCCCGAGGACAGAGAGGCCAAGCTGGCCAAGCAGCGTGAGTACAACCGGCGGTGGCGGCAGAAGTACCGCTACGAAATCAACAAGCGCAAGCGAGACAAGCGTGCGAAGGAGAACAGCAATGGGGACTAACTACTACTGGTATCCGTGGATGAGCATGAACGAAGGCGTGAAGCACATCGGGAAGTCGTCGGCCGGGTGGTGCTTCGCCCTCCACGTTGACAGGGAGGACGACATCCGGAGCCTGTCCGATTGGCTCAGGCGCTTCGCCATGCGGGGCAGCAGAATCGAGAACGAGTACGGCGACCCTATCACGACCGAGGAGATGGTCCACGTTATCTGCTGCCGTGGGAACGCGAGCGCGGAGGGGGGCGTCGAGCGCTCCCAAGTGTTCCTCGCCGCTAACCACGCGCTTGAAGGGCCGCGTGGCCTGCTGAGGAGTAAGCTTGATAGCATGTGCGTGGGGTACGGACGAGGCACGTGGGACCTGATAGAGGGGGAGTTCTCGTGAGCGGCACGAAAGCCCCGGAGAACCCCCTCCCTGTGCCTCAGGCGAGCTACACGATAGAGACAGCCGCTAGGCTTGCGGGTGACGCGAACGACAGGCTGGCAATGGAAGACATCATCGTGGCTGCACTCGCGGAGGACAGCACGCTGCTTGAGGCTTGGATGCGGAACCCGCCGCGCAAGCTGTCACGCAAGGCGAGGTTCTTCTACTGGAAGCGGCACCATATCTGGCAGCCCATCCACGATTGGGCCGCACGCAAGGGAGCGTACTGCGACGAGTGGTGAGGGAGGAACGATGAAGGTCACGTTCACATGCGAGAAGTGCGGCAAGGTCGTATCGGTATGGCATGAGCAGACCGTCGAAACCTTTCTAGAGAACGTCAACGACGACAAGGCCGAGGCACTTGACTTCACTTGCCCCGTCTGCTCCCAGCCCACCTACGGCCCGCTCACCGTTGAGATGGTGGCGGAGGCGCTGTGGGAGGCGCAGAGAAGCGAGTACCAGACCGATTGGGCGGGACTGCGCAGGACATGTGACCACGCCATCGTTGTGATGCAGCAGGCCCGCTTCGTCCTGCGGTTGCTGGAGAAGTCACCGGGCGATATCAGCGCCGCCTGCACCATCCTTGACGCCGTCGACTGGCGCGATTGGCTCCTCAAGATGGCAAGGGAGAAGTAGGGACGCAAAAGGGCCGGGGGTTTGTGTGCCCCCGGCCCCGCTCCCGCCACAGGAGCTACTTGTTGGTATTGAGGGCAGCCATCAGGGATGTCAGCGCAGCAACGACGGCCGCGATAATCTGGATGGCGGAATCAAGCTGCTCCTGCGTCAGCACACCGAAGGCCAGCAGCGCCGTAGCGGCCACGGCAACGACCGAGTAGATAGCCTTCCGCGCGGCGGGAGTCAAGAACCCAAGGAACTTATCCATTCTGTTTCACCTCCTCCATCATGACGATTTGCTCGTGGACACCATGCCCACAACACGCAGACTTAGCGCCCGGGATGTGGCCGAGGCAAGCATCGTAGCCCTCAGGCGTAGGACCCTTGCCGCAGCGGGGGCACGGCCTGTCAGGGTCTTGGTCCACCGGCACACCGTCCTCATACCACCAGCTTCCGTCAGGGCAACGATAGACAAGATGTCCTCGATGGTAAGAGGCGTACGTCTCGCCGTCGGGCCTCATGCTGTCCTGATGATGGTCTGGAGGATTGAGCTAAGCTGGCGGAACCGGCTGAACTCCTCCTTGGCAGCGAGGTACCCGTGGAACCCATCGCTGTTCTCACGCATCGCAGACTGCGCAACGGCCATGTAGCCTGCGCATTGCTGGAGCGCCTGCTTCAACTGCCAGTCTTCCAGCGCAGCGAAGTCTTCCGTGCTCAGTGTTGCAACGTCAAAGCTATCCATTCTCCACCTCGTCTATTCTCCACTCCGGGCCAAGGTACAGACCCGCTGTTCTCCACCCCTCTATTTTACGCCGATGGAAGGAGATTGCAAGCCTCTCTACCATCGTGCGATAGGGCTCCTCGTAGTTGTCCACCAGTGTGTGCCACTCCCGCACGAGGGGAATCAGGAACAGCATCCCATCGTCATGCACCTCTGACCTACGGTAGGGGAAGTGACAGGGGTCTACTCCGTATCTACCTGTCGCTAGACAGGGCTCGCGCTTGATGAGCGCCTTGTTCCCCGGCTTCGCCCTTCCCCTCTCTTTCAATCCCATTCCGTATCGGGCATCAGGTCCCTCGCTTCGTCGCGCCATAGCTCGTAGTCCTCCTCGTGAGGTGCCCAAGCAATCGTGCCGTCAGGAAGGCACAGCCAGTATGTCACCTCGTCAGCCATCTCACCAGCGTGGAAGCCTGATGACCTTGTTGACCTGTGACCAAGGACGCATCTTCTTCACCACGCCCCCGCCCGGGAGCTTGCTCGACGTAGCGTTCCCCTCGATGGTGGCGACCAGCTTCATCGGGCCGTAGTTCTTGAGGATGACACCGATGTGATTCCCCCTCGCATCTCCATCCCAGTCGAACGTGACGATGTTACCCTTGGTGGCCCCGAGCTTGCTCTTGCGGATGTAGCCCTTGGCCTTCGCCCACGATTCCCACGCCGGGACCCACCCGGGGGTCTTCGGGAGCGAGCCGCCCCAGCCCGCCCGCTTCACGCAGTAGGTCACGAAGGCGGCGCAGTACGGAGCCGGGAAGGAGATGCCGACAGCTTTGAGGTACTTCTCCACCGCACCCCAGTTAGAATACGGTGGCCACTCCTTCGTGCCAAGCTCAGCCTCGACCCTCTCCATGAGCTTCACGTCGAACGGCTTGACGATGTTCAGCGTGGTGGGATTGGGGTATGAGGAAATGACCTTCTTGTTGTTGTAGCGCAGGATGTCCTGCCACGTCCGCTGAGCGGGCTTGCCGAACTTGTTGCTGTAGGCATAGAAACCCTTGCGGGTTGCGATACCGTGGGCCTTGCAGTAGCCCTTCATCCAAATCTTAGTAGTGCGATACGACGGCATGAGCCCTCCTCAGAAGAGTACTTCGGTCAACTTGTTGCCCAGTGCGACGACGAACGGCACTGAGATTCCCAGCACGAACCAGCGGGCGACCCGCCACGCTCGCTTGATGTCTCCAAGCATCTCGTCCTCCGGTTCAAAGGCCCCCTCCGGAACTATCTCCTTGCAATGCTCCTTGAGGATTGCAACATCAGCTTCAAGGAGGTTCACCGATGATACCACACCGCGCAGAACCACGTCACGCTCTGAGTGCTTTGCCTCAAAGCCCTTGATGAGAGTCTCAAAGTCAGGCTTCAGGAGGTGGACATTCTCCTGCTCGTGGCACTCAAGGTCCTCACCAAGCTGGACGAGAGCCTCTTTCAACTTCTTGTCTCGGGCTTGAGAGTCATGGTGCATGGCGACGAGAAACTCGCATACGTCGTTCACCGTCTTCTCTCCCCCGTTCTTGCGCAGTAGCAGTTTCTCAAAAGCACCAGCAAGTTCTCCGCCGCTATCGACCACTACTCTCACCTCCCTCATAGTTTCTGGATGAATGCTAGGGCATAGTATGGTGGCAGATGGTCATCGTAGGCTATCGAGTGGACGTGGCTGAGGCCCTGTGCGTTGTTGCCGTCGCCTTCCGTGTCCCTGTGGACGGCGGCGTCACCAGTCCCGGTAGCCGCTCCGTGCCTGTGGCGATACTCCCCGCCACTCTGCGTCAGCGTGGTGCCGCCGTCCGACACGGTTGTCTTGGCGGTTCCGCTGTCGTCTTCCTTGGCCCCGACGACGAACCTGTCCCTCAGGTCAGGCGTTCCGTTGTCGCCGTTGCACAGCGCCCACCCACCCGGGATGGTGGCGATGCTCCCACTCCACATGATGATACCACCAACGGGGATACCGTGTGTGCTTCCCCCTGAGTATTCCCCCATAGGTGTGGGCTCAATCATGGCACCCGCCTAAGCTCCACGTGAATCGTGCCGACCAGACCGTCATACCCCGAGCGGTCACTGGGGGCCATGTGAATCTGAGCCGACTCGACACGCATCTCCTGAGTCTCGTCTTCCCCGTCGTCCGTGAAGTTGTTGTACACGTCCACCACTTCCCCGCTGTCTGCCGCCGCCATGATGAAGCGGATGGCAGTCTCAGGGTCGTAGTCCCACTCCTTGTTGTTCCGGCACTGGACATCCTTACGGCAGTTGAGGATGACAGCGTATACGTGGGGAGAGTTTGCAGGATAGAACCGCACGGTGATGCGCGTGACCTTGAGGCGGTCCTCGTAGTTGCGCACGGGGTTCGTGTCGGCCAAGTCAACCCGCACCTGAACGGAGATACCCGACTTGCCGATGTCGGCGTGGGTCACAACCTCTCCGTAAGCAGCGCTCTGACTCTCCATCACCTCGCCGTCCACGATGGGGGTGACGATGAGAGACTGCCCGGTCTTCAGCGGAGTGTGCTCGACGCTGGCCTTGACAAAGTACTTCTCGACGGAGCCCATATGGAAGGCGGATTCAGAGGTGACGAGGTAGCCACTCCCCGCCTGCTGCGCCTGATTGATGTAGGCCCACGAGTCGGCGGGGACCGGGATGATTGACGCACCCTGCGCCGAGGCGATACCCTTCATGCCCGTGGTGACGAGCACACCGCCCTCGTACTCTGGGGTGTAGGCCCCGGCGGGGGTGTACAACATCGAGTGCCAGCGGATGCGCTCCTTGTTCGTATCGGTGCGCGAGTCGCCCGGCCACCCTACGGACCACATGATTGTGTTCGGGTACTGCGCCGTGCGAAGCTGGTCGTAGGAGACAGACGCTCCCTCGATGTCGTTGATGAAGAGCTTGGCCCCGGTAGTGTTCCACACGAGGCGGCACTTCGTTTCAGCAGGAGCGGGGATGGACGCAGCTTGCAGGTAGAGGTACTCGTCAATGTCGCACCCAGCGTCGTCCGTGTAGCCGAGAGAGAAGCGATGCGTGGTCACAGTCGAGCCCGAGATTAGGCCCTGCATTTTGACCCGAATCTCCTTCGTGTCGAGCCCGACGACCACGGTACCGGCAGCCGACTTCAGGTTGCTGACCGTGAACTCCAGCATCCCGCTCTCAGAGGGCATCTCGATAACGTCAACCGGGTCTGTGCCAGCCACAAGCTTAGCCCTTATCCACTTGCCAGCATCGCAGCCCCACTGGACCCACGAGTCGTCGTCGGCCCAGTCGAGCGTGAGGTTCGGGGATGTGGATTGCCCAACGGAAATCCAGTCCTGCCCCTCCGGGTACTCAGCGCCAGCGGAGTTCGGGTTGTCGCAGGCCACGTAGTCGTTGACCCCGCTACCGTAGCGGGCAGACCAGAAGTCAGCTTCCCCGGCGCTCACGACGAACCCCGGAGCAGTCTCCTCGTAGGGGTCGATGTCCTCAGTCACACCAGAGAACTCGTTGCTTGGGGTCTGCGCGTAGTAGTAGTACCCGCCGGTCACCACGTTGTACAGGTAGGTGTCCTCGTTGGCGAGGCAGAGGATGTGAGGGCCAGCGCTAGAGAGCCCCTTGATACGGGAGTCACTTGCGTTCTTGATGCGGAACAGGCGGGCAACCACGTTGTTAGCGCCCACGATGTACAGTGCTCCCTCGTAGCGGGGCCGCTCTGAATCGTGCGCCGTGGTGGCCAGAGTGTCTATGTACCCCCCGGCGTATAGCGAGCCAAGGTGGCCGATAACATCGGAGAGGATGAAGCCGTCAGGCATGTTGGAGACTAGCTCAAACATGTTCTCGCTGGAGTGCTGGACCCGATAGATGGAAGACTTGGTGCCGTCGGTCACGCCCCAGTACACGTAGTTCCCGATGGACGACAGGCCAGCCGTGTCCATGCGTGGGGTAAGGGCACCGGCCAGAGAGATGGGAGTGAAGACGCCGCCGCTGGTGAAGTAGCCCACCGTGGTGCGCGTAGACGCCGCGTTCCGGTCCTGAGCACCGTACATGTAGCCGCCGCAGAAGTGCAGGGCAACGATGTTCACGTCCGTGGACCACTCTGTCCATGCGTCAGCGGTCGGCTTGCCGCGCCACACCGAACCACAGTCGCTACCGGGGTCGTGGAACGAGGCGTAGACGTACTCGCCGTCCGTTGCGATAGCCGTGCAGTTCTCGCTGGGCTCCTCGTCCGTGCCTCCAAGGGTCACGGGCTGCCAGCGCAGGGCAATCCACGGCTCCAGCTTGCGGTGTGTGGTCGCCGTAGTGTTGCCGTAGCCACGGGAGACAGTGATGCCGTCGGTCGTCACCTCCGTGACCAGCACAGCCTCGCCAGTCTCAGGAGCGAAGAGGACATCCCCGGCTGTAACGGTGAAGCTGGCCGTGATATCGCCAAGCGACAGGTCAACGTCGGTCAGGTTGGAGAGGAGGAGGTCGGTGTCGTCAACAGCACCGAGATACCAGTCATCCGCGCTTCCCGATGCCAAGGAAACGCGGAGCAGGTAGCGCAGACTGTCGGGATTCCCCGTAGTCTCAGGGGTGAACGAGGCCCAGAACGTGCCAAGAGCGAACCCGGCGACGTTCAGGATGTCAGTGTTGTCGAACACGAGGCTCCGGGGGCCTAGCTCAAACTCCCCCTCCTCCGAGGCGTCGATGTTCCTCGACTTCCAGAACGCGCTCTCAATCGCCTCAGCGTGGTCGTAGCTCTTCTGCCCGGCACCACCGTTCCAGTTGTTCACCTCGATGGGGTACGGGGGTGCGGCGTCACGAGCGGTGAAGCTTCCGCCAGCCTGAGCCAGAGCGGTGGAGGTAGAGACAGGGACATCCGGGGGCTTGGACACAATCTTCATCGGAGACTCAGAGCCCTCGTTCCACAAGCACATGTACCCGACCGAGCCACCATCCCGACGGTGAATGATGAGGTCGTATTTGCTACTCGCCATATCTCACCTCTCATTCTCCCTCATGATGGTTCCAAGCTCGTTCATCCGCTTGCTTTCCGAAGACAAAGATGCTACACTCTTACCTTGTAGTCTTTGTCTTGTAGTATTCATACCACCAACCCTCTTGAACCTGTTACCTTTGATATCGTACTCTAGCTCAAACTCTTGAGATACAAACTCTCTTATGTCATAGAGAAGTTCAAAGGTCTTACTTACTGCACTAGAGAGTATATCATAGGTTGCCTCAAAAGTTTTGGAGACAAACTCCCTGATACTGTAAGTAGGGGTGAACTCCTTGGATACGAACTCCCTGATGTCATAGCCCAGAGAGAAGCTTTTGTCAATGGGCGTGAGCGATACGAGCGTTCCGATTCCGATAGACCACCCACCGGCTATCACCGCCGAACTTACGGTCACCTGAGCGTTGTCCATCTCCGTGACGCCGCCCTCCCACGCCATATCCCCGAAGGCCATCCAGAAATCCGCCGTGGTATTGCCGTAGTCCAGCCGCTCCGTTAGCCCGAGCAGGGACAAATCGTGGGCCTTGATGGTGGTACCGTACTCTCCCCCGCAAACAAGAACTATCGGAGACTGCATGTCAACATTGTCCACGCGCCAGCGCGACTCTGAGTTGGCATTCTGCCAGTCGTCTATGGTTTCCACGGTGAGGTTGTCCCCGGTGTAGACGACGGCCCCGATGGCACCCTTCGCGGAAGAACCCCACACCCATGAGAGGGTCCCGATATCGCCAGCCTCAAGGACCTTGTAGAAGAGCACGCGGTAGTACCCAGCCTCCTTATCAACCCTAGTCCACCCGCTAGGGGCTGAGGATGTAGCTCCTACTGGGTCGCGGAGAGTGTGAATCTGAACGAAGGCAAGGTCGCCAACGCTGCACTCAGAGAAGTCCAGAGAGTACGTGGTCGTGGAGGACGATAGGGTCCCCTCGATAGCTCTGGAGAAGGACCCCATTACGCCCCTTCGCTACTGTCGCCCTGTACCTTGATGGTGAAGGCGTTGCCATCCTTGGCTGACGCCGATGCAGACACGATACGCTTTATCCAGATGGGATAGTTGTCGTCCTCGTCCAGAGTGCCAAGCTCCAGACCACTCGCATAGTCGGTGCAGGCAGCGGAGAATGTGACGGCGGGGTCAGGAGCCGTGTTCTCGTCGGCAATCGTATCGGCCGTGCCGTTCTTCCCAGCAAGGTCGAGCCCGATTTGAACCGTGTCATCAGTAGACGTAGTGTTGGCCTCAATCCACACCTTCGCATTCTGGTATCCGTCAGCGTTGGAGTCCTCGTTCACGATGTACACGCAACGGTAGTCGGTCATGCCAGCAAGGCCCTCTGCACCGGACACCGTGTCGAAGAGAGTCGAGAGGGTGACGGCGGTAGTGGACATCGCCCCGCCAAGGGACGCTGCCGGGTCTTCGTTCGCTGCTCCACCGGAGAGGTAGAGCTTGATGTTGTCAGCGCTAATCATTGCCATGTGTCACCCCCTCAGATTCGGTTGACTCGTGGAGACTTGCGGGCACGAGCCAAGGCAATCTCAGCCAGCCCCCTGTAGTCAGCGGCGATACGCTGAATCTCGTAAATCTTGGGCACGTTGCTACCCTCGACATTGAAGAAGCGGTTAGAGCGAGCCCGCTGCCCAAGCTGCGATTCGATGAGATGGGCACAGGCGAGCCACACAACGCCCCACTTAGCCTGCGTGGGAATGCCCTGCTCCTCCATCGTGAGCGCATCCGTGTCGTCAACCGGGATGTCATCGGTAAGCTCCGTCAACTGCTTGACGTAGTGCAACCGATAGGTACCCGAGCCTTCGGGCTGATAGAGGATGAGCGTCCCGGTGAACTCGTCTTCCTCCACATCCCACTGTCGGACGCGCTTCGGGGCCGACGTACTGTCGGCAAGGTGCTCCACCCGGAAGAGGTAGGCACAGTCGTCGGGAAGCTCGTAGCGGTAGGTGGTCGCATCGGCTGTCACGGAGTCCGTGTCGATGACCACCTGATGAAACTCTGCCCACACCTCCAGCAGGGCCTCGTTGATGGCCGCGTTCACGTCGTCCTCTGGGTAGCGGATGTGCTGGTAGGCCACCCAAATCTCCGCATCCTCAGCCGGGGCGGTTGCGAATGTCGCAACCCCTACCGGGCAGTCAACAGTCGGAGTAACAGCAGCAGAGGCGACCGTGCAGTCAAGGGAATCCTCTACGATATTCGCATGGGGAAGCTCCCAGATGGCCGACACGCCGTCGCCTGTGGCTGTAGCTGTAGCTGGAACGGCGTAGTTGTGGAGCTTGGCGTTGACCAGAGTCCTCAGGTCAGACAGCGCCGTTGCCCCGTCAGCAATGGTCAACATAGCTCACCCCCTCAGATGAACGTGCCGGAAACAGAGAAGGTGACGCTCTGACCGTGCAGGCCAGCATCGACCAGCGTGTACCGGGAGCGGACCACGGGGCCGAAGACATACGGCCGGGTAGCGCCAGCGGCAGCATCGGCGGTCACAACGAAGGGAGTGGCGGCGGTGTAGGTAGAGGCGTCGAGAACGGCGATGAACTTTCCAGCCGCAGCGTTACCGGCCACCTGAGTGAAGTGCGCGGCGTTCATCCACGTGACCCCATCGGGGGCGAGAACGTCAATGAACACGTCAAGCGTGTCGCCAGCCGCACCATCGGTGGCGCTCACGTTGAGCAGGAAGATTGCCTTCTGCCAAACGGAGGAGAAGGACGGGCTGACGCTGTTCGCTACCGCGACATCGCGCTCAGCAAGGGAGAAGAATGTTTTGTTTCTCGGTGCAGACATCGGAACCTCCTAGTTCGCTGTCTTCATGAAGCCGCAGCTTGTCGTCTTCCAGATGAGCCAGCGCCACGGCGATTAGCTCCTTGCGCTCAAACTCCTTGATTGTGTTGTACAGACGCCCGGGCCTATCGAGCGCGTGCTGCCACCATTCCACAGTGGCCAGCGTGCAGCCTAGCTCGTAGGCGAGGTTCCCCTTGCGGTTGTAGCTCTCTCGCCACGGGACACCGTGACAGAGGAAGTGCTCGTCCCCCCGGTTCTTTCTCATGGTGGCGAGGATATCATGCCCCACCGGGGGAATCACGTCAATCTCCAGCGAGAGCACATCATCGTAGCCAGAGGCAGCGTTGATGATGGTCTGCCAAGCCACGTTGATTTGCTCGCTGCACATCTTGTGGTGCCCCACCCACTCTAGTTCAGGGGGCTCGTAGAAGACCACCGGGATACCATACGACTGTACGATATTCGCATACTCTTCCTCGCCCCGCTCCATCGCTACGAGGCGCTCATACTGAGAGGTGGCGGCAGCCCAGCGCGGGAGCGCATAATGCTTGCACTCGGCGTGCGGGGCTGCCACCAGCGTTCTCACTTCGGCGTCTTCTTCACGACGCGCTTGGTCACTTTCTTCATGACCGGCTTGGCCTTCGGCTTTGCCATTACCTTCTTCTTCGTCTTGACACTAGCCTTGGCCTTCATCTCCGCAGCCTTCAGGGCACGCGGGTTCTTCTTCAGGTCCTTTGCACCGCCAACCTGAGCCCCAAGGTACATGCCCTTCCGCTTCTGCGCGAGGGTCGGCTTCTTAGCCTTCGGTTTCGCCATGCTCATCCTCCTCCAGAACCTCCAAGCACCAGTCAATCGTCTGGATTGCGCCAGCGCAGGCGTTCATGTCGGCTTCAGTCTTAGCTCGCTGAGCCAAGAGGATTTCCCGGGTCAACTCCATTAGTCGCCCGGAGTGTCGGTAGTGACCATCAGCCAGTACGAGGTGCCAGCGTCATCGATAATCTTGATGCCGTGAGTGGCAGCCGCGTCGGCGTGACGGGCAACGAACATGTCCGTGGCAGCCGCCGTCTTCGCGCCGGGAGCCGGGAGGTTGAGCAGGTTGACAAGCTCAGTCGCACCGGAGTGGCTCACGCGAATGAACGCGCTGGCCGCACTGATGGTGGCCCCGGTGACGATGTTGTCATCAAGCTGGAGAGCAGCAAGCGTGCCGCCCGGGGTGGGCGTGGTGCCCGCAACCTCAAGCGTGGCCCTGATAGCGTTCAGAGCGCCGCTCACGGTCTTCCCAGAGGCAACCCTGCCGGTCGCATGGAGCGCGTTGATGGTACCGCCGGTCGCGCAGAGCAGACCGTTGGCGATACCCCTCAGGCGCATAGTCTCGCCCGAGCCAGCGCCAGTGAAGTCAAGGTCGGCGTAGACTCCACGCACGTCGCCCGAAGAGCCAGCGTGCCGGAAATACTGCCGCCCAAAGATGTGAGCCCCACTGGCCGAGATGGGCCGGTTAGAGCTACCGAGATTGATGCCTGCAACCTTAGGACCATAGGCCATAAGATGCTCCTTTCGTTCGGCTTTGGGCCGGGGGGCCGAAGCCCCCCAGCCCTCAGACGATTAGACTAGGCTCAGAGCCAAGTCAGGTAGGTCATTGCGGCGTGGGCGTGACCCGGGTCGATGACCTCCAGCGTGTGCTCACCGAGCGTGCGCTGGTAGTAGATGTCATCGCCGTTGGGCGAAGCCGTACCCTTGCCCCACTCCTGCTTCTCAAACGGGCGGAAGGGGCGGACAGCCGTCTTCTGCGGGTTCACGAGGAACAGGTGCCCCTTCTGGATGAGGGGGTCAGCGATAACCTCAGCCTCAAAGCCAAGGTCACTGACGAAGCGAGTGACGTACCGACCGACGCGGCCTTCCTCCCACGAGGTGCGAACCTTGTCCGCCTCCCACGAGGAGATAACCTGCTGCGAGACACCACTCGTCAGAATCTTGTAACCCTCTGACGGGTCGGCACCATTGAGCCACAGCTTGTAGAAGAGCGCGTTCAGAGCATCCGCAGTCAGCGACGTGGTAGTGTAGTCAACCAGCGGATTGGTCGAGGAGATGTTGTCAACGAGGAAGTCAAGGAACCCCTTGCTGGAGCGGATGACGGTATCGCTACCGACCGCCGTCGCGGCGTTGAAGCCGTAGAGGATTTGACTCAGAGTCTCGTTCTTGAGCTGCAACAGCTCGCGCTGGTACTGACGCTCAAGGTCGTTCGACACAATCTCCATCGAGCGAGCAAGCTGGGAGCCAGTGGCCTCAAGCTTGATGCTCTGGATGGCCGTGTAGTTCTCCAGAATCGTACGCGACTTGTACAGGTTCACGTCGTCAGTCGCCTTCGACCCTTCCTGCTTGTTGCTGAACAGCACGCGGTACTTGTCAGCGGCGGTGTGCGCAGCCGAGCCGGTACCGGAGTTGAACGCGCCCGCATCGCGGACGACAGTCAGGGCGTCGGTCGAGACAGCGGTGACCTGAAGAAGCTCGTCACGCTGGTACGTACCAATCGGGGTAGCGCGGGTAGCGTTCACCAGAATGGCACCGACCGGGACCTTGGCACCCTCGCCAGAGGCCACGTTCAGGACAGTCTCACTCGTGCCGTCCTCAACCTCGTCGCCACCAGCATCGTTAGTCTCGGTGACGAAGATGGTCGGGGCCGCGAGCGACATCCACTCGTGACGGTTCTGGTCAATCTTCGGACCCATAGGGAAAATCTCCAGAGCCCGGGCCTTGGCCCACATAGCATCCCAAAGGATGTTGTTGATGCTCCGACCCTGAGTTCGGTCGGTGACATCGAAGCTAGCATAGGACCCTGCGACAGGGATAGCCAATGCGACACCTCCTTAGTTAGGTAGCCGAAGCTACCGTTGCTTGACTGTACGTGGCAAGAGAGGGAAGGACTTGGCCATTCCACCCTTGACAAGCACATCATCCACTAAGGAGATGCCGCATTGTCGTGCCTATGTTGGTAGCTGGGGAGGGAGTCGAACCCTCATCGTAGGCTTATGAAGCCTTCATGCTCCCGTTGCACCACCCAGCGTTACAACCTTCTTACGCCCCCGGCGGTTTGACCGTCGAAGGAGCATCCATGAACTCGCTGAACGAGGCATGGACATCACCACGAGCGGCCTTCTCGGCGCGCTCACGAACCTTGTCACGCGGCGCAATCGCAGTCGGGGCGACTGGCGCGGAGAGGGCGTCGTCATCGCCGTCCTCATCCTCAGTCTCCTCTTCCTGTTCCGGCTCGCCGCCGTTCAGAGCCTTGGCCTTAGCCTTGGCGAGGTCAATCATCTGCTTCACCTTAGCGGGGTCCGCAACGCCAGCTAGGAATACGTCGGCAAGTTCTTTCTCGCTGTCGCTTGCCGTGCTGTAGAACTCCGCCACGAGCTTCTCTCGCGCGTTCTGCGCTTCCATCTTCGCCTGCTTCTCGGCCAGCTTCCGCTGGTTCTTCGCAAGCTTGGCGACTGCGGAGTCCTTCTCGTCCTCCGCCTCCTCCGCTTCCTCCTCGTACGGGGACAGAAGGTCGTCCCAGTCGAGGTCCGAATCCAACGTGGTAGGGGTCTGTTCGTCGGCCATTATGGCTCCTCATCAGTACGCTTGAGTCGTTGTGACTCGCGCCGTTTCCTTGTCCATCTGAGTCAGATACTCGCTCTCGCGGCTCTTCTGGAACGCCTCTCTCTGGGCGTAGGCCGCTGCAACCTTGGCTAGTGTCTGGGCGCTCCCCTTTCTGCCGTACATTGCCTTCTTGGCCGTTTCGGCCTCGACCGGCTTTCCGGTCGCGTACTCAAACGACTCCCCTCCAGTAATCATCGTCTGGAGATTCTTCTCAAACTCGCTGCTCGTGATGCGGCTGTTGAAGAAGTAGCCAATCTCATCGTCGGTGGCGAACTTGTCCGTGTACGCCCTGATGATATTCCTGAACTGGTCCTTCTCTCCGCGATACCCAGCGAAGTCGAGAGTCCTCTCAAACTTCGTACCGGCAAACTCCGGGTAGGTCTTCTTGAACAGCTTGGTGCCAGAGAGATAGCGGTACATCTCCCTCATGCTCGTGGGGTTCGTGACCTGACGATACCCCTTCGCTCCCTTGGCGGGCTCTTGCTTGAGGAAGTTCCTCAGAGCCTTGACGCCCGGGTCCCTGCCCATGCTGGGGAAGATTCTCGACCACATGGTACGGAAGTTGGAGACTGTCTCCTGCCCCTTCCATGTCTTCAAGAACCTTGTCGTGTCCTCCCGCTGGACAAGAAGCTGAAACTCTGTCATTGTGTACTTGCCCTTGACCGCCTTGGCGACGAGCGCCTTGTTTGGCGAGATGTTCAGAATCCTCGTGTAGTAGTTGAGGTAAGGCTTCGACGGATTCCCTCCGCCACCACCTCCGCCACCGCTGTAGTAGCGAGTTCCACCGCCACCGGGGGCCTCCGGTGTACCGCCAGCCGCAGCCGCAGCCGCAGCCTCAGCGCGAGCCTTGGCAACAGGGGCAAGAACCCTACCTGCTGGCCTGCGCTTGCTGTCGCGGCCGCTGGTAGCTGTACTCTTGCTGTTGGTACCACCGAAGTAATACTTGCTGTCATCCTGTATCGCCAAGCCTCACCCCCTAACTTCTATTATAACACACTTATCTGTTGGCGTCAAGAAGGTTGTAGACCCCACCCTCTGTGTCGCCCATGTAGTAGCCCCACTCCTCAGCGAACTTCGGGCTCAGGTTCTTCCACATCTCAACGAGCGCCTGTAGCCTGCGACGGTACGGCTCGGATGCGTTGGACGCAGGAGAGATACCCTTGCTCCCCATACTCTCGTTCCACGAGTCGAGCATCTGCTTGCGGTACTCCGCCCCGGCTGCGGCGACAGAGGCCCACGCGGCACGACGCAGCTTCTTCTGATTGGATGCAAAGAAGTCTGTGGGGTCAATGGCCCTCTCCTTGAATGTCTCAACGATGCGCTGGTAGTCGGGGTTGTCCCGGTCCATCGCCTTGACCACGGCGTTGAGGTAGCTCTGCGGAACGTCGGCAGCAAGCTCTGAGTGCAGGATGCGACCGCCGATACCGTCGCGCCACAACTCCCCACCGTTCTGCTTGTAGAGCTTGTTGCGCTCCTTGATGTACCACTGGCGGACTTCAACCCACTCGCTGCTCATCTGCTTGAACGGCTTTTGCTTCTCCTGATAAGTGTTGTATAGGTTGTCTAGTTTCATGTAGAGCTTGTTGACGGCGGACACGTCAACGTCCATCCCGATAGACGCAAGCTGCTCGCCGGGGTTGATGAGCTTCCAGTGCTCGTTGGTCATCAGGTCCTTGAGGATGCGCTTCTGGTAGCTCTCCCGCTTCTCCATAGCCTCCCTGATGGCCGGTTCAGATACCGACTCCTCCCAGTCGAACAGCCTACGGTACTGCGGGCTCGCATACTTCTTGAGCGCGTCGGTCACGCGGTGGATGGCACCAGTCCTGTCCTTGTAATCCCCTGTCGCCCGCCACACGTCGTTGAGGTACCAGTCCTTCAGCCCCTCGTCGTAGGGGGTGATACCGTCGGCGCTCTTGCCGCGCTCGATAGCAGAGATACCATCGTCGGTGAAGAAGTATCCTTCGGACCTGAACGCCCGGTACATCCGGTTGTTGATGGCCTCAACGTTCCACTTCATCGGGTCCTTGATTCCATGAGCGTTCACGTAGTTGGTGAGCCAGAACGGAGCGGAGCGCCCGCCGTCCTCGTAGTCGCCCCCAGCATTCGGGTCAGACCAGCCGTCGCGGTACGACTCCCAGTCCATCTGCCACTGCTTCCGCTGCGCGTCCGTCTTCGCGTACTGGCGGATGGCCTTCTCGGCAATGCTCTCGGCGCTGCGCATACCAGCGTCGGCATCCTTCTCAATCTTCTCCCGTGTCTTCGACCAGCCAAGGTTCGCCCAGTACTTCTTCACACCCTCAAGGTAGCCGCCCGGGCCATACAGGGGCTTGTTGATTACATAGTCGTTCTGGAGCTTGAGCCAGTACTCGCCGCCGATGAGCGGCCTGCCGTTCTTGTAGTCGTTGCGACCGTTGACATAGGGAACAGCCCAGAGGTTCTCGGGCTTGGAAATCCAATGCACCTTCTCCTCGTAGTCCATGTCATAGAACTCTTTGATGGCCTTGGCCTTGGGGAACCTGTCATACAACTCTGCCATCTTCTCCTTGTCGCCATAACACTCTGTAAGCTCAAAGTAGAAGTCTGTCATTGTACGTACGCGCTCTGTTCCCCAGAACTTCTGATAGAAGGGCTTTCCCTCCATATTGTCCTCAAGCTCTTCGGGCATATAGGAGACACGGCCGAAGGGGTTGAACATACGTGAAGCCATGCCAATGATAGCCTCGGGGTTTCTCACCGCTCCACCCATCGAAGCTATCCGCCAGAGCAAGTCGTCCTGCCGCATCTCCTCCATCGCCACGTCGAAGTCGGGGCGCATACCCTTGGACAACTGCGCACGGGCAATGTTGCTGGCCAAACGCTCCCGCTTTACGGGGTCCTTGAACAGGGACATGATGGTCATCGAGTGAACGATGGTCATGAGTCTAGAGGACTGCGCATTAGGCGTAATGAGGTCGGGGAAGAATCCCCATAGAATGTCATCAAGCTGGAATGTAGCGCTCGTGTTCTTTGATGCGAATGTCATTCCGGGGATTTTGTTGTAGATATCATCAAGCTCTGTCGCCCCGGTGTACTCCCACTTCCCGGGCTCAGTCTCAGACCAGCCGGTCGCCATGTTGGCCCCCTTGAAGGGGAGCACGATGAACGGGCTGAACCCCGGGATGGCGAACTGCTCAAAGTTCTCCTGCAAGAAGAACGGCAGCGGCATGAACACGGAGATGGGTCCAAGCTGGAGCGCCGGATAATCGTTGCGGAACTTCTGACTGATACCAGCAGCAAGAGCCGGATGCCTTGCGGCCAGCTTGCCCCAGTAGGCCATCGCCTGACGGTAGGCGGGCTGGAAGAGGAACACGTTTCTGGTCGCGTACTCAAAGCCTGTCATCGTGTGTGAGTAGGATGCAGTCTCGGCCACGTCCATTGCGTAGGAATACGCCCTGCCAACAGCCCGCTCTTGGTCGAAGCCCAGCTTGATAAGGCGGTCGTACTCAGCACCGAAGTAGTGCATGACGGTCCCCCGGCGGATGAACTCGGAGCTTTGCTCCAGCCACCAGAACGGTCCGATGCCAGCCTTCTCAGCGAGTGGGCCGATGATGGGGAGGTTGACACCCCAGTCGCTTGTGGTGCTTGAGCCCACGACAACCGGCATCTCACCGCCACTGGCCTTGATGCGCTGCTCGATAGCCTTCACCTGTGCCTTGGTGAGCTTCTTGCCGTGGATGTAGGCGTCCATAAGCTCGTCGTCCTGAGCGAACACCCCAAGCTTCTCAAGCCACTCATCCATCCAGTCGTCAATCGCCTGAGTCCAGCCCTGAGAGCCGAAGTCGTCACGAGTAAGACCCTCCGCCATCTTGACATTCGTCTTCGCCTTGCGTAGCTGACTGGCGACAACGCCCTCGTGGGCGCGAGCTTCCTCAAGGGCCTTGAACTTCTCAAGCCCACCCTCTACCTGCGAAGCCTTGTGCTTGGTCCACGCATAGTAGAGCGACTGACGCTCCTGCCTCGTGAGCCGGTCACGATACTTCCGTACAATACCCTTGACGTTCGCCAGCGGCATCCCCTCGGGAGCCGTGACCCAATCCGGAAGGTCATCGCCAAGCTCGCCACCCTCAAGGAGCTTGTCGCTCTTCTGCGGCTTGATGTAGTCCTCGTCAATGAGAGCCTTGAGCATCTTGGCCTCGTCCTTGTCGAGGCGCTGCCCTGACCCCATCTTGTAGAGCAGGCGGTCCATCATGTCAAGCTGGGCGCTAAGGCGCTCGCCTTCCGTCATCGCCTGCTTGGCGGCTACGCGCGGCTGGCGGTGCGCACCCCTGTGCTTGATGTCCCTGAGAAGGTCGAGAACCTCGTTCTCGGTCCAATCGCTCTTCCCCATGAAGCCCTCACCATTGTGAAGACCGCTCAAGTAAGAGGCAACCGCATCGGGAGTCTTCCCCGGAGTCTTCCGGTGTTCAGACGCGCGGTACCCAGCCCGGAAGATTCCGGACGGGTAGTTGGCCCTCTCCTCTTTCGCTGTTCCTTTCGGGAACTTGATGGCAATAGGATGCTCAGTGCCGGGTCCTGTTCCCCTGAGGTAGAGCACAAGCTCGTACTCTGTCTCCGGGTCCATCGTCCCGGCATCGTACTCACGTCCCATTCTCCCCACAGCGCCAGCCTGTGCGGTCTGCTCAGACGACTCAAGGTCGTCGTAGACTTCCTGCCGCTTGGTGCGCAGCTTCTCGGTCTGCTCCTCTGGAGTGGTGGACGGCTTGACTTCCTTCTCCGGAGCGGCACCGCCAAGCAGAGCGTCCATCTCCTCATCGTCGGTCATACGCGGGCCAGTGTCAGCCTGCTCAGCAGCCTCGTCTGCCTTGCCGCCAACGCGCTCAAACCTTACGCCCTTCATCTCTTCTGCCGTTGCGGGGCGGCGCGGACGGCCCCTGACCCAGACAATGACCCGCACTGGAATCTCGTCCATGTCCATCTCTGCGGCGGCGAGTGCCCTGTGGTCGCCCTCCTGAATCGAATCCTTGGCGATTCTCGCCACACCGTCTTCGTCAATGTAGGCTTCTAGGGTGGCCGGGTCAACCGGCTCGCCGTTGGCGAACCTCTGACGGATAGCCGAAAGCTGGCCCTCCTGTGTGCCCTTCGCTGCGGCATAGTTCTCATCAATGTAGAGGTCTGGGTCGTCTGCTGCGGCAAGGCGTCCGGGCTGGCTGCTCTCGTCAAGGTACTCTTCGGGAGTCATGGTGATATCGAGCGTGGACTCTCGTGGATGAGCGCGGAGAGCCGGGTCCATTATATCGTCGTCGTCAGGAAGAACCCAACGCCCCTTCGCCCCAGTGGTTTCGTCGGGGGCCTTGCGCACAAGGAACGTATCCCGGCCCTCAGTCACCCTTTCCGTGAAACCACGCTTGGAATACCACTCCGTAAGCTGGTCCGTCGTCATGGACCCAGCCTTCACATCGTCTGGCTCCGCCAGCGGCCGTACGCGAAGCTCCATACCGTTGTCGTCGGCCCACGCCACGATGTCATCGAGGGCCTGCGTGCCCCGGCCCTCCCCCCTCATTCCCTGCTCAACACGAATGTCGTTGATGTAGGCAACGCTTGGCTCATCGTCCATGACAGTGATATGGACATCAGTGTCGCCAAGCTTGGTCTTTACGCTACTCGCCTTGCGGCCACCCTGCTTGATGTGACGGACATCACCGAACGATGTGAGCGGGTTCACCGTCTCCGCTGGCGCGGGCGCAGGCCCTCCGCCGACGCGACGGCGCGGGACTTTCAGCCTGCTCTCATTCCCAACGCCCCAGACTCTCGTGTCCGTGTAGTTGACCCTCCGGATAGAACCATCCGGCATCTCAACACGGAACTCCGTCAGTGGACCATCGTCAACGGACTTGACGACCCCGCGACCAGTCAGCAACGAACCCGCGCCGTCGTCGTACTTGAACTCGATTTCATCCCCAACGCCAAGCATGTCGTCGGAGAACTCCGCAACCTCATCGGCAGCCGCAGGCGCGCTTTCGGCTACCTCGTCGCCCCGGCGGGCGAACCGACCAAGCAACTCTTCCTCAAGCTCCGGAGTCCACGAACCCTTGCGCGTGGCAACGTCAACGGGAATAAGCTCGACACCCTCGTCTATCGCGGCGAGGGCGCGCTGCCTGCCCTCCTGCGAGGTCCACTCCCCGGCCCTGACATCGTACTCAAGCCACGGACTAGAGATTTCGTCGCCGTCGCGGATTCGCTTACGCAACTTCTCGATGTTGTCCTCGCTAAAGAATCCCTGCTCGCGAAGTTCTTTCGCGTGGGTCCTCCCCGCAGCGGAGCGAGCCTCTATCTCAAGGTACTCATCGGGAGTCATCCACACACGGCGGACATCAGGGTTATCTGCAAGGAACGGTGCAGCGGGCTTGTCAGAGAGCGGCCATTCCCTAGCGGCTGGAGCGGCCTCTGCGGCAGCCGCAGGCGGACGCTCAGGCACAGCCGCAGCCACAGGCTCAAAGCGCTCCTGCATCCACGCGGCGGTGAACTCGTCGCTTGGGCGACCGGGCTGGCCAAGCTCGCTGGCGAGCTGACGCCTGCGGGCGACGGCCTCGACGTACTGCTCGTTGAAGTCATCGACCATGCTGTTGGCCTGCGCCAAGGCGTGCTGCTTCTCCTCGGCCATTGCCTTTATCTCGCCGTCGGGAAGCCACGTACCCTCGTTCATGCGCCGCATCTGAATCAGGTGGAGTCGCAAGCGGTTGCCGTCCTCGTCGTCCCTGAGAATGCGCTCCCGCATCTTGTTCTTCCAGCGAGTCGTGTACTCCAACATTGTTTCGCCCGGCTCGCGTTTCCCGACTTCCTTCCAGACCAGCATACCAGTCTCGTTCGGATGCTGTAGCTGCTGAATCTCCGCGTTGAGAAGCAGGTTGTAGTCGGGGTGATTCGTCGTGTACGAGGTCCACGTGTCAAAGTTCTTCATCAGCCCGGTGATTTCCGCAGCCTCCTGCTCGCGGAAGAACCCGCGCTCTTCAAGGATGGCCTTCGCCCTCCTTGTGCGGTCGGGCTCAAGGACCCGGCCGACAAGACCGCGAAGGTTCTGCGGTCGCCAGAACTCGTCAATGCCCAAGGCGGTAAACATGAAGCCGATGCGTGCAAGCGCAACAAAGCGGAACAGACCGATGGCACCGTTGACGGTCGGCCCCATACCAAAGAGCAGGCCGGTGCCCTGACGGGCCTCGATAACATTGCGCCAGCGACCGCTGTTGGCGGCTGACACGCGGAGCGGGTCGATGGTGACCTGAACGTGCTTAGCAAGCTGCGCCTCTAGGAACGGAACCGCGTGGCCCTCTTCCTTGATAAGCCCCTTGGTTTCCTTCAACGACTTGAGGTGGGTCTGCGCGTCCTTGAGCAATCGCTTGGCCTCTTGGACTCCCTGCTTCGTCCCGTGGCCGCGCATCATCATCGCCCGCTGGTCCTTCAGGGCGGTCTTCGCAGCCCTAACTGTGCGGGTCGCAGCCGTTAGCTCGGCCTTGCGGACGTGGACAAGCGAGCGCTCCTTGACGAGCGCCTTACCGGCATCGTCCAAGGCAATCCGGGGGTCGTACATCCTCGTTCTCTTCAGCCTGTTGAGGACCTTCCCCCGCGTGGACTTGCCGCTGGCGAGGAAGGTCTGGAGGTTGTAGAGGTCCCAGTAGGTATCGAGGTCGTCCTTCAGGCCGTTCATCCTCGCAAACTTATTGGCGCTCTTTCGCATCCCGCCTTCAAGCTTGCGTGCTTGCAGCGCAGTCTTGACGAGCCCCTCCATCTTTTGCTGGAGCCTCTGGGCGTGATACGCATATTCCTCTGGGGTACGAGCATCGCGCATCAGACGCCAAGCCTTCTCCCGAATCTGCTCCATCGAGACATTCGCGGCGCGCTTGCCCGCTGCGGTATGGGGGAGTCCGCCGTGGGTGAGCTTCCAGAACTTCTCTGTGTGGAGAAGGAGGTCGTCCGTGAGCGGGTTGAACGTTCCGGTGCGGCTGAACGCATACTTCATCTGCGGTGGAATATACCCGCCCATACCGGCTTTGTTTAGCTGTCGGGCTCTGCGCCAGTAGACATTGCCCATGTCAATGCGCTGGCCGTGCTCCGTGACGAGCTTGCTTAGCTGGCGGGCAATGAACTCCTCGTCGGTGGACTCGGCAATCTGCTCGATGATGTGCATCTGCTCGGCACGCTTGCCAACGTACTTGGCACCGAACCGCGTCCCCTCCTCGTAGCCGACACCCTTGACGAACTTCCCGCCCTGCTGGAAGTAGCCCAAGCTCTTCTCAACTGCAATCTCCCCGGTAGTCTTCATGTTCAGAACTTCATAGACTGCGATTGGGTTCTGCTTCTTCTTGGCCAGCGCCATCGCAACAGTGTCATGCCAGAGCGGGCGGTTGAGATAGGCAAGCTCATTCCTTGCGTACGCAAGCTCCGTGCGGAGGGCTGCCATCTTCGCGGCCTCCACAGATTTCGGAGCGACACCACCGATTCCACGTCCAGCAACCTTCGCTATCGCCGCCTCAAGACGGGCAACCTCAGTCGTGGCAGAGGCTACCTGCTCAAGGTGACTCGCGTTTGTCGCTAGACGTACGGCCTTGGTCGCAGCGCCGAGAACCGTCTTCGCTCCGCCGGTCGTCGCCATATCGAGTAGGATGTCCTTGCCGATTGAGGTTCCGTACGCGCTGATTGCGAATAGCGTAGCGTGCTCTTCCCTGTTCCAGCCGTACTCCTCCCACTGGTCAATCATAAAGGTGTGCATCTCGTCAGTCTCGTAGGCCATCTCGCCAGCACGCTCCCACGCCTCTGGCAACATGGACAGCACTGAACGAGAATCGCCCTTCCCCTGCGCCTGCTCCTCGACCGTTATGCCAAGGCGGCGCGCCTCTTCGCGGTCCATATCTTGAAGGGCTGAACCGACCAGCATGACGCGGTTGAACCCTCGTTCAAATCTGTCGAAGACTCCGTACTTCTCTGTCACCCGCTCGTCAAGCTCAAGCACCTTGGGGATGATGACGTGCAGAGCTTCTGACATGTTGACGTTGGCGGGCGGGCCGTCGCCCTCCTCGATGTCCTTGAGGATTTCGTCAAGGTCTGCGGTGAACTTGGTGACTGTCTCGGTGCGAGTCCCGCCACCAGCCTCAAAGCGATTGCCCGGGGTGACCACTCCGCGAACCGGACGGCTAACGCCTTCGGTCAGCCCAGCCTCCCACGGAGTCTCGATGATTCCGCTGAGAGTCTCAAGCTCCTCTTCGCTTGGAGTCCCCAGACCAGCAAGCTCGGACGCCATAGCGTACAGGAATGTGGCGCTTCCCTTTCTGTTCATGTCTATCTTTGAAAGCGGCATACCGACAAGCTCTTCGTACTTGGCGATTGTCGGATTCCATTGCTCGTCCATCACTTCTTCGTAGAACTGGCGCTGAGCGGGCGGAAGGAAGTCCTTACCGAACATATCGGCGTACTGCCAGATAAGCTGCTGGTCCGTCCAGTACGGCTTGCGGGCGTTACTGAATCCGTAGTAGAGGTACTCCGCATACTGGTCAGAAACCTGAATGGGCTGGCTGGAATCGCCGGTCACCCCAAGGGATTGGAGCATGGCATACATATCGTCGCCAACCTCAACCCCGTCAATCACGTCGTCAATCAGGGCCTTGGCAGCATCGCGGCGCTTGACCATCTTCTCGGAGCGCAGGTGCTCAGGGGTGGCATCGTGAATCAGGACGTGTGCGAGGTTGCCCTCAAGAATGTAGCGAGAGACATAGTAGTCAAGCGTGTCATCCCACTTGACTTCTCTCAGGTCGTTGCCGTACTTCTCGGCAATCCCCTCGTCGGGGTAAATCCTGTCAAGCATCGTAACGATATCCCAGACGGCCTCTTGGTCGTCCCTGTCCTTGATGTTCTTGGTCTTGACTCCAAGCGTTCGGTCGCGGAGTGGCATAAGCCGAGACAAGTCCATAACGCGCCCGGGCTGTAGTCCAGCTTTCTCAGCATCCTTGAACTTGTCGGCCTGCTCCTTGTAGAACCAGCGAGCAGCAGAGTAGGGCTCCATCTTCGTGCGCGTCACGCGGTCGAGTTCGCCATACGCCTCGTCGTAAAGCTCAAGCTCAGGACGCCCGGTCTTCACCTGATGAAGGCCGACACCCTCAGGGTCCCAAGGAGAGCTTACTCCAACGTTCTTCTTCTCGATGACCTTCTTGAGGGAGACATGCTTGCGGGGGACGATTTGCGTTGGACTCAGGTCCTCAGGGTCGGGCTCGATGTCCTTCACCCAGTCGGGGAGGATATCGTCGTAGTCGGCCTGATTGTCAAGCTTTAGCCCAGCCGTAGACTTGACAAACTCCACCGTCTTCTCTGGGGAGGGGAGCTTGCCAGTCTTATTGAAGTAGGCGTTGCCAACACCTTGGGCTCTGCCCTCGGCGTCCTTGGCTACCTTGGTGGCCTCACGAATCGCCCTGCGCGCTATCCGCTGGCCCTCTTCTGCCTTTTCGCGGCGGCGCTTCTTCTCTGCGGCGGTCAGTGGGCCAAGTGACGTTCCCTGAACGAGAGGCACTTACACCTCCAAGAAGGGCGTACCGTCACGGACGGCGTTACCCTTGGCTTCGACATCGGCGGCGGCAAGGCGCTTGTACGAGCGCAGCCACGGGCCGACTAGCTCATCTGCGGCCATCTGCTGAGCGGCCTCAGCTACCCGCGCTGCCCTCCCGAAATCACGATAGAGCGGCGCGTAGGGAGACTCCTGCTCAACCGGCGCAGGCGTACCTTGCGTCGGTGCTCCCCGATAGGAAGGCCCGCTACTCGGCCTGCCAACGGGGCGGCTGGTTCGCGGAACCAACTCCCCCGCACCCTGTTTGGTGCCACCATTTCCGAGCCGTTGAAGTGCCGTGGAGTCCCCATAGACTTTGTTATCCTTGACTGCACTCATCAGCCCTCCCTCACATCATCGGGGGCATACCCGGCGGCATCCCGCCACCCGGCATCCCACCACCCATAGCTGCCATTGGGTTCATCTCTTCAGGCTCCATGCCCATCGGCATCTCTTCCTCGGGCATCTCTTCCATCTCCCCGCCCTCAATCTCATAGCCGCTGGTGCCCGGGCTGACGTTCAGTCTCGGGTGGGCCTCAAGGAACTCACGGTCCTCATGGAACACGAGCCTCTGCTGCTGGACCGCACCGGCAAGCTCCGTGCTCTTCAGGAAGTTGAGCAGCGTAGCCTTGTCGAGCGGGTCAGAGATGTACAGGTCGATGTAGCCGTCAGCGAACTCGTCAGCGCTGATACCACCCTCAAGGTACTCACCGACCAGCCACACTTCGCCCTTCACCTTGCTGGCGCTGCGGAACACGTCAGCGACGGCGGGGGTCACGTCCTCTTCGCCACCGGGCTCTGCACCGGGCGGAGGACCGGGCTCGCCCGGCACGGGGGCGGGCGGAGCGCTACCCGGAATACCCTCGGGTGGTGCAGCGCCCTCGACGGCCCCGCCCTTCTCAGCGGAAAGCGCCTGCTGGTCAGGCGGCATCTGCGGCTGCTGAGCCATCATCGCCTGCGCTTGAATCTGCGCCATCTCAAGAACCTCGTCCTTGATACGCTGCATCTCAGCCTCAACGTCGTCACAGTCCGGGTCAAGCTCAAGGAACCTGCGCGTGCTCATCAGCGGCGGATTGCCGCGAGCCTTCTGGAGGTTCGTCACCTGAGCGGCCTGCCTGTCGATGTAGGCGGACGAATCGAGGTACACGTAGACGTGCAGCCAGTTGGGGTCGATGTCCGCCTTGGGGTCGAACAGGTCCGTGAACATCGAGCCACCCTTGCTGCCGTAGATACCGCCGGCCTTTCCCTTCTTCTTCCACAGCATCAGCGCGTCCTCAGTCATGCGCTCAATCTGCGGGTCAAAGGTCTGGAGCCGCATCATCATCCTCTGCTGCGTACCAGACTTCAGGGCCACGACGCCCTTGCCCGAAACCTCCTGATGATACTCCCCTCGGGAGAGATTGGAGAAGTCCATTGCGTTGTCGAGGTTGTGCTTCATGTCTTCCATACGATACTCGAAAACTCTGGGGTCGATACTTGCGATTGGCGCTTTCCCGATTGCACCCTGCGGACCCATCGTCACAACGGCGTGCTTATTCCACGTGAAGTTGGCCGGGACCTCATCCGGGTCCTTGATGAAGGTCGGAGCGTTCATCACGTCATCGAGATACTCCGCCTGCTTGGAGTACAGCCGGTTCAGTTCATCCTGAATCGGGATGGTCTTCGTGAGGTTCGACGCGCCGAAGAGAGAGTTCGGGATGGCGATTGAACGGAACATGTAGATGGGAACCGTGTCGAGCGGGTTCTTCGCCTCGATGATGTTCTCCTCAACACCCTCGATGCAGCGGTAGCGCATGTCCTTGTCGTAGTAGTCGATAACCTCGTACTCTTGGTCGGGAGCAAGGTCGAGCTTCTTGTCGGCGTACTGGAGGTTGAGCATCCTGCCCAGCGTCTTCTGGATGAAGATTCCTATCTGGACTCTGGTCGAGTCCTCTGGGTCGGCCTGCGCAATGAAGTTCTCGGGAGAGCGGACGGTCGGCATGGGGACCTTCTCGCCCTTGTCCCACCGGAGAACACCGATACCAGTGCCGAAACAGACCGCGTACCAAGCGGCCTCAGAAAGAAAGACGGGCATCTGCCACATTCGCCAGAGGTGGGCGATTCCCCGCTCCAGCTTGTCGGAGTACAACTGAGCCTCAGTGTTGCTGGGGATGGGCAGCGGTACCCGGTGAGAGCGCATGGCCCCCAGCACGGTACGCTGGTCCTCGATAATCTGGTGGAGGAAGGGGATGTTGACCAGAAGGTCAGTGTCATCGTCGGCCCGCTCCCACGGTGCGTGCTCTCTGGTGGTCGGTGCCGTGATGTAGGCAAAGCGCTCGGACTCCATTGTCTCCCGTCCTAGCGCTCGTGCAATCGCTTCGTAGCTTGAGAGGCGCTGCTGTGTACCGGGGGTGTTGGCAAGCTCCTCTTTGATTTCGATGATTTCCTTAGCGCTGTAGTTGCTCACTCATCACCCCTTCCGTTGCTTGAGTCACTCCTACCCTCCATTATACCACAGTATGTGTAATCTATCATGACAACCCCGGAACGATAAGATAATCTCTCACTGGTCATAAGGTCCCATTGTGAAGCTGCATATGACAGCGTATGCAAAGCGGGACGCACATGGCTAGCTCCGCACGCAACTCAGCCTCGTTGGTGAAGTCAGCAGGACAACCGCGACGGTCATGCACTGGCTCAATGTGGTGGGCACAGATGGCACCTCCACCACCGCAGAGAAGGCACCTACCGCCATGCCACTCTTCTCGTACCCGTCTGTTCTCCCTGCTAGTCATGTCGTACGGGACCTCCTTGGTCCATACCAGCAAGTCCACGCTCAACCCAGAAAAGAATCATCAGTACTTGGGGTTGACATGGTTATTGAACTGTGATACCCTATAGACCTTGTACCTAGTAAAGGGTTTATATACACCTTACTAGGGTTTATAGGGTTATACTACTGGTTCTTCTTCTCTATACCTTGGGTTTAGAACTATACGTCCCGGTCCTTCATTGTAGCAACGGTACCCCGTGTTCTGCTTCCTGACTCCAATCTCTGCGAACCAGAGAGCCATACACATGTCGTTGAGTCCATCGGGGAAGAGCATCAACTCGTCAATCATCCTCTCTGCCTTCTCTCTCGTTGACGGGTTGTTGTGGTAGGGGATGCGAAGCAGCCCGTCCTTCACCATCGTCTGCATCGAAGCCACTCCGGTCAGCGGGTCATTGCGGTTCTGGTTCTGAGTCTCGTGGGGCAGGACCTTGATTCCGTTCAGCGCTGCCTCTCGCATCCTTGCGTTCTCAAGCAGGTACGACTGCGCAGCGTTGGCCTCTACTCTGGCATGGTCGTACTTGTACAGCGAGTAGAAGCCGGGGATTCCCGTCCTGTCGTCGCCGTAGGTGATGAGGCTGAGGATGTCATCGAACCCAATCTGAGCCCGGTACACGTCGATGATGTAGCGCTTCATCGGGTCTTCCTTGCGGTCCACCCCGAGCAGGACTCCAGCGGTGAAGGAGTTGTGGGTACCGCGTCGTCCGGTGCTGGGGTCGATGCCGAGAACGAGATAGTCCACCCCGTCTGGAATCTGCCCCATCTCTCGCAGGTAGTCCAAGCACCCCGGATACTCAATCTCACCGATGCGCTCTCCGTAGAGCCAATGCTTCTTGAAGACCATCGAGCCTTCGTCGGCAGCAACGTTACGGAAGCGCTTGTCGAAGTCGATGCGCCCCATCGAGATTTCCTTGGCCCGGAGCTTCTCCGCCGACCAGCGCTCTGGCCACAGGGGAATGGTCTTCTCCTTGTCCACCCAGCAGTCGTACTTGATTGCCCGGTAGGACGGGTCCTTGCACTTGATGAGCTTGCCGTGGGGCATGTCGGCTACGCGGCCAATCTTCCGGTGAAACATGTCGTCGGGGTGGAACACCGTCCCGGCGATGATTCCCTTCTCGTAGTGAACGTCAAGCGGCCAGTTGATTCCCTCGGGCACCAGAAGCTTCCCAGTCTTCGGGTCGTGGTTCCAGATGTACTGCGGGGATGTCTCGACGCCCTCCTGAAAGATGTTCCACTGTTTGTCCCTCTGAGCCTGAGTCGAGACTGTGGTGGGGGTAACGATGTCGTCTGCGAGGAACATGTCGCAACGACGGCCGAGCACTTGGTCGATTGTATTTGCCGACGCAAACAGGACGGTAGGCTGCGGGTCGTGAATCTGCCTGCCATAGACAATGATGGAATCGTTGTTCCACACGGCGTCACGGCCCTGCGGCTGGAAGCGTCCGAAGTCTTCTCGCAAGTCTAGGTTCGTTGAGAGGACCGTTCGGATGGAACGAGCATACGTCTTCACCTCATCGTCGTTCTTCATCATCACGATGATGCGGACGTTCCTGTTCTGGGCAATCTTGTAGACGATGTACCACAGGGAGAGGAGCGTAGATTTACCGTGAGTCGCAGGAAGTAGTACAATGATGCGGTCGGACTCCTCAATCATGTAGAGCATCTCGGCTTGCCACTCCGTTATGGAAAGCCCGGAGTAGCGCGAGATGAACAGAACCGGGTCACGGGAGGCGAGGCGAATGAATGTAGGGTCACTCTTCAACGATGACCGTCCCTTCGATGTCGGCTATCTGAGCCTGTACCCGGTCACGCACAGAGTTCGGAAGATTCAGAGTGCCGATGACGTTGTTGGCCTTGATGACCGGCTGCGGCCCCCTCGTAGAGCTATCCCCCTTCAGTTGGGCCTCCAGCCGGGTGACATCTCGGTAGAGGGCTGCCCGGTCCTTGAAGGAAATATCCTTGGCCCGGTCTGGGTCAGTGAGGTCGTCCATAAGCGTGCGGTAGAGAGTTGCGCTCATTTCGGTGAGAGCGTTCCCGTCTTCGGTCAGCTTAGCAAGCTCCTCTTCGTAACCCCCCGCGAGTCGCTGCCGGTGAACGGCGAGCCGTCGCTGGAGGTATTCGTGGTACTTGCCGTCCTTGTTGAACAGGTGCTTTTCGGTAGCCGTAGCCTTCCAATCCTCGTCCCCGGCGTGGCCCCAGCCGTAGCGCATGGCTTCCCGGTTGACGACGCGGAAGACCTTGAGTCCATCAACGAGCCTGAACTTCGGCTTCTTGTCGGGAAACTCGTACGTTCCAATCTCCATCCGTGCTATAGCGTACGCTGTGCGGTCAATCTTTCCCCGAACGCTATGGTAGATATGCTCAGACATCCTCTCTCCTCTGTGATATGATGTAGGTGTAGGCATCTACCCACTATTATACCATACATAGGAGTCGCTTATATGAAGCTGCTTGTGTCTGACGCCGAGCGACAGCGGGTGTGGAGGACCGAACACCCCGATGCGTGCCGAGAGCATAGCCGGAAATACTACGCAGCCAACAGGGAACGGATACTCGCCAAGAAGTACGCTCGCTTCAGAAAGTTTCAGGAGTGGTTGAGAATCCTTACAGGAACGTATCGCTGCGAGTGGTGCGGCGGCGAAGCAAGTGACTGGCACCACGTAGACCCCGCAACGAAGCGCTGCGATGTTGCCGGGATGGACGGCTATTCGCTGGACTCGATTGAGGCGGAGCTTGTAAAGTGTATCCCGCTTTGTAAGGAGTGCCACGGGACATACCACCGGAAGGGGCAGCTTGCATGAAGCTACTTGTGATAGACATTGAAACGAGGCCGAACCTCGCGTATGTGTGGGGACTCTTCCAGCAGAACGTCAACATCCAGCTAATCGAGGAAGAGGCTTCGATGCTCTGCTGGGCGGCGAAGTGGGTGGGCAAGCACAAGGTCACCTTCCGCTCCGTCTACGATGATGGCAAGGAAGATATGCTTCAGGACCTCTGGGGCTTGCTCAACGAAGCCGATGCCGTCATCCATTACAACGGCAGGAAGTTCGACATCCCCCATATCAATCGAGAGTTTCTTGAGGCGGAGATGGACCCGCCTTCGCCCTACAAGCAGATTGACCTTCTGGCCACAGCCCGAAAGCGCTTCAAGTTTCCCAGTAACAAGCTGGAGTTCATCGTCAACACGCTTGAAATCGGGGGGAAGCTCAAGCACGAGGGCTTTGACCTGTGGGTCAGGTGCATGGCGGGAGAGGCGAGTGCATGGAAGCTGATGCGCCAGTACAACATCCACGACGTTGCCCTGACAGAACTTCTCTACGAGCGCCTCAAGCCGTGGCTCTACAACGTGCCGAGCTTCGCAGCGTACCGGCAGGAGAGATGCTGCCCGGCCTGCGGAGGTGATAAACTACAGTCACGAGGCTTCGCCTATACCCAGCAGTCCAAGTACCGGCGCTATCAGTGTCAGGACTGTGGCAAGTGGAGCAGGGACACAAAGGTGTTCAAGGACAAGGACGGGAAGTCGCAGACGGTTGACATCAGAGAGGTGGCCGACTGATATGATGGGCGAGGACGATGTAGTGTTTCCTGAATGGATGTTCAATGTTTGTGTCGAAGATGTCAAGGAGGAGAAGAACGTGATGCTCTTGGACGTGATGGCAGACCGAATCGTGAAGGCCGAGAAGGAGTTGAAGGAAATCAAGGAGGACCTTCACACCCAGAAACTTCAGAGCTACTACCCGAGCTTCAGGGAGTTTCGCATCGGGACGGGCCTGCATGGGGCACAGTGCGAAGAGTGCGGCGAGCCGGTGGTGAGGACCGACATGAGCGGTCAGACTGTGGTGTCCTGCCCGAGATGCAACGTGTCCGTCAAGGTGACGACTTCGTGGTACGACTATATGCTCGCCAAAAACAAGCGGCTTACACTCACCATCAGGTGAGGGTCGAAGAGGCAATGCGAGTCTTGGAAGCGTGGTATGACAAACTGTCAGACCGGGACCGAGCATGGCTGGCGGGGGCCATGAGTATTCTCAAGCAGGCGACAAGGAGCGAGGATGGCAAAGGAAAGTGAACCGATTGTGTGTGCGGTGTGCGGTAATGAAATCTGTTCATCGAGCTTTACGATTTTCATGAACCCGGAGATTGAGAGCCCCGAGGACCCGTGGTTTGAAACCATCATGGTCTGTGACCCCTGTCGGGAGAACATCAAGGACCGTGTTGAGAAGTTCGACCCGACATCCCTGCTCACGCTATTCGGCATCAACGGACTGGAGGAGAACTGATGAAGCTAAGCGTCAAGGAGCAGCTTGACCTGTGGGACCGATTCGCAGATGAGGCGTACGACATCCTCGTTGACTTCGTTATCGAGAAGGAAGACGAGATTCGGGAGATGGCCCGGGCTCGCTGCGAGCAGTACGTCGAGGAGTATGGCGACACGGCGTGGTTCTCCGGTGAGGAGTCCAATATGGTCGAGGCCATGCCTGAGGCCAGCGATACGCTCAACTACATCATCTACGCTATCTACGGTGTGGAGATGGGGAAGTGAACGGGCGCTGCAAGCACTGTGCCCTCTACGTCCCGGGGAAAGGCTGCATTGAAGTCCTGCGGGAAAACAAGAGCTACTGCGAGGGCTGCCATCCCAACGGCAAGTGTTTGTTCAAGCCCCCGAGGTTCGTGCCGCGAGAGGAACTGTACAAGAGGGGCTCTCCGTGGTAAGGTGGGACACGGCCTTCTTCATGCTCCTTCTGGCCGTGCTGGTCCTGATGAGGGTGGTGGGGTGTTGAAGAAGCTGGCGTGGGGGGCCGACGGGTTCATGTTCGACGGTGGTGGAATCGTGATGTGGGTGGTCTACGAGGACGACAACGGAGGCTTCCACCGATTTGAGCAGGAGAGCGAAGTCGGATTCCTCAGAATCATGGACAAAGAGTACCCCGACTGGAGGGGGCGGTATGGACTCAAGAGATTTAGCCGGGTGGATTCTTGTTGTGGGGATGATGCTTAGCTTGGCTTGGGTCATCTACTGTGTACTAGGAGGACTGGTCTGATGGAACGTATCTGGTGCCACTCATGCAACTGTTACCACTGGATTGAGGACTTCGCTGACGAGGTTACTCTCTACGAGGAGGACATCGCTGAGGCGCTGTGGCAGGCGGGCCACCCGGACGCTGAGGTGTGGCAGGGACGCGTTGGGCAGCCCGCGAGGTCGTATTGGCAGCAAGCGTCGTTCGTTATCGCTCTGGCGAAGAGAATCATCCAAGCTCAGGAGCGGCACGAGCCCTACCCTTGGGAGATGGAAGACGTTGACAAGAAGCGCTACCTGCTGGAGCTTGCAGCGAAGAGCGGCGGGATTCGGATGAATGTCTGGTGCCCATTCTGCAAGAAGATGGTTGAGCCCAAGCTAGAGGATAAGGGCGTGCGCAACGGCCACAAGGTCATGACTGGTGAGTGCCCGTATTGCGACGGCCCCCTCTGCCGTGACCAGAAGAAGGTGTGAGGTGAAGAAGCTTGCCGTCGCTGCCGCGTTGCTGTTCGCGCTGCTCTCTATCGGGGGCTGCTCCGACGCAGACGTGGCCTCAAAGAACCTGTCAACGGCTGCCGACCAGTTTGAGGTTGAGAGGCGTGTCGTGTTCTTCAACGGCATCACCGACACGTACCTGCTGGTCATCGAGGGACGCTGCTCCATCAACTACGACGTGGAGGACAAGCAGCTTGAGGTGACCGTGAAGGTGGGGCCTGACGAGTTCAAGAAGCATTACCTTGGCCTCTCTGACAACGTGACCTACTTCGTTGAGCAGACCAAAGTCGTGAAGGCAAGTGTCTACCACTACAGGGTCATCTTCAAGCCGTCCGTCATCGTTCCGAACGTGGACCTTGAAGTCGGGCAATGAGCAATGAGCACTCAAGGGCTGTTGTCAGCCGGGCGCTGATTCTCTGGCTCCCCTGCATTCTGACCGGGGTGGACGAGGATGACCTTGAGGTGCTAAAGCAGAAGGGGTGGATGGTGAGAACGTCCTGCAACTTCACGGACTTCTCATACTATTGCACCCCTCCTGTGGTATAATGGGGACAATGCGGACGTAGGTGTCGCAGGGGCTCGCCTTATGGCGAGGAGCGTGCCGTAGGGCACGTGGGGTCATCCACCACAATCGGCTGGGCCGTGCAGGGTGGGTGGCCCCTTTCTGTTTCCCAAGCGGGCAACATGCTCGATTCAGGAAACATATTTGCGCACCCCCTGTCTCATCACTCTAAGGGGGGAAGGAAGGTTGTCAGTGTTGAATACTCTACGTACGGTGCTGACACTTTGGGTTGCCCCGGTTCTCGCCTCCCGCTGACTTTGGTTCTCTGGAGCCGCTGACTTAGCCCCCCTTGGGGAGATGGAAGAAAGTAGGAAGAATGTGTTATACTAGAGGGGAGGACAACAATAGGA